AGTAAAAAAAACGGTGAATTTATTTCAAAGGGCGCAGAAACGCGCATATACTTTAGGTATAATATCAGCCTAGAGCAAAAGCCACAGAACAACCCGCAATGGCCACCTGTCTATGACAAGGTGGGTAATATGTTTTATGAAAAAGCAAAAAGCGAAATAAAGAAGATGCGAAAGTCGCGTGGCATAACGGGTGATTTTTAGGTAGAATTCATTGTTTTAGGGCCTGAAGGTGAGCATTACTTGGAGTATTCGAACTTGCATATAGAAAATTGTTAGCAGTGGTTAAACTAACCCCAAAGCAAGACGCATTCGCCTTGGCATATGTTGAGACAGGGAACGCCAGCGAGGCATACAGGCGCGCTTACGATGCTGAGAATATGTCTCCTGATGCCATTAAGGTGGAGGCGTGCAAGCTTCTAGCACACCCTAACGTCACCATAACCGTAGTAAACATACAAGAGGCCGCCCAAGAGCGCACCCTTGTAACGGTGGAAAGCATTACCAAAGAGCTTGAGGAAAACAGGGCCATTGCACTTGGCCTTGATCAAGCTGCGGCAATGAATTCCGCCACGATGGGTAAGGCTAAGCTGCACGGCTTGCTTGTTGACAGGAAGGACCACACGTCAAGCGATGGCAGCATGTCGCCAGTTGGCGAGGTTCCGGCGAGTGAGAGGCTGGCGCAAATGCTAAAGGCCATAAAGCCAAAGGGTGAGATTAAGCAACCATGAGCATACTGGAAAATGAATATGACGTTTATGTAGCTGAGCCAAAAGGCATCGCAGAGCTCATGGCGGCTGCGGCCACCGCTTTTGTCGCTGGAATTAGAGCCGGAATCAAGGGTGGTTAGATCGGATGAAGATTAAATTCAATAGAGTATTGCGTATGGGTTTCACGTCGATATTTGGCAAGCCTAAGCTATCTGGTTCAGAAGCCGCTGCGGCTGCAGATAAATATATGAAGGATGTGAGCGCAGCCGTTATACGCCTTGGTGATATGAGCCAAGTAATTGTAAATAAAATATATATTGATGATGCACAGGTCGGGCCGCAATTGACGCCTAAGCAAATGAATAAGATTGACGACGAAACCCAAGAATACTCCACCCATACCCAGAAAGCGCTTGAGGAATCTTGAGTGAAATCACCCGCTGAATTACTCGCTGAAATGCCAGAGAAAGAGCGGCAAGAGTTTCTAGGAAGCCTAACTGAATCCGAGGCTGAGGCCCTGCTATATGATTGGCGGGGCTTTCTTGCGCGGCCTGACCAGCTTGCACCTGCCGGTGATTGGGATATATGGCTGGCGTTAGCTGGGCGTGGTTGGGGCAAGACCAGATCGGGCGCAGAGTGGGTTAAAGAGCAAGTCGAGAAACGCGGGGCAATTAGAATAGCTCTTATTGCAGAGACAGCAGCCGATTGCCGAGATGTTCTCGTTGAGGGCGAAAGCGGGCTGTTGAACATTTACCCCAAAAGCGAAATGCCATTGTTTGAGCCTTCTAAGCGGCGGATCACATGGCCGAATGGTGCGGTTGGCACGCTGTTTAACGCAACGGAGCCGGGGCAGCTTCGCGGGCCGCAATTCCACCTTGCTTGGAGTGACGAGATTGCCAAGTGGCGCTATGCTCGGGCAACATGGGACCAACTGCAATTTGGATTGAGGCTTGGTGATAACCCGCAGCAGATTGTAACAACAACTCCAAGGCCGATTGAGCTGGTGAAGGCAATTGTAGCAGGGAATGAAGGCGCGGTTGTTGTCACAAAGGGCAATACGCTTGATAACAGGTCAAACCTCGCTGATAAATTCTTGAAAAAGATTACAGATAAATACGCCGGCACACGGATGGGCAGGCAGGAACTTGACGCCGAGATATTGGGCGACATTCCCAACGCGCTATGGACGCTGACCACGATAGACCTGCATAAGGTTAACGCGGCCCCGGACCAAATGGCGCGGATTGTGGTGGCTGTTGACCCAGCTATCACAAACACGGATCGCAGTGACGAACATGGCATTATTGCCGCTGGCGTTTCGGCGGGTTCGGTTGATTCCCGCGAGGGTTACGTTCTTGAGGACGCCAGCATTAGCGGTTCACCTGAACAATGGGCAAGGCGGGCGATAGCGTGCTACGATTCATGGGAGGCAGACTGCATTGTCGTTGAGGTTAACCAAGGCGGGGATATGGTCGCACAAACTATCCGCACAATTCGCAGCAATATACCGATTCACGAGGTCAGGGCCACAAGGGGCAAGCATGTGCGGGCTGAGCCTATATCGTCGTTATACCAGCAGGGTCGGGTCCACCATGTCGGGTCTTTCCCTGAGCTTGAAACGCAGATGACAATGATGACGAGCCACGGATTTGAGGGTGAGGGCTCCCCAGACCGCCTAGACGCTTTGGTATGGGCTTTCGCAGACCTTATACCGTCTATGGTCGCAAAGGAAAAACGGCCACCTGTGCGGGTCATTCCAACGGTAAGCCCGATGTCTAGGATGTAGCTTGCCACAATACAATAAAATGGTTATAGTGTGGCAACTGAGACCATATCCGCGCCAGTTCGGGCCTTTCCCACAGAAAAAGCGCACTGAATAATGGCCAGAGACGACACCGAAATCCACAGAACCGCCTTAGCTCAATTTGATACGATTTGGGGCGCTGTAGAGGACGAGCGTGAGCAGAATGTATCTGACCGCAGGTTTTATTCTATTGCCGGTGCGCAGTGGGAAGGCGCTCTGGGCGAGCAGTTTGCCAACAAGCCAAAGATTGAGGTCAACAAGGTCCACCTGTCGGTTATCCGTATTTTCAACGAGTGGCGCAACAACCGCATCACCGTTGATTTTGTGAGCAAGGACGGGTCAGAGGGCGGGGCGCTTGCGGATGTGTGCGATGGGCTTTACCGGAGTGATGAGCAATACAGCGGGGCTATTGAGGCTTACGATAACGCTTACGAGGAAGCCGTGGGCGGCGGCTTTGGGGCTTGGCGGTTAACAACCGAATACGAGGATGATGAAGACGACGACAACGAGCACCAGCGGATTCGGATTGAGCCGATTTATGACGCTGATATGTCTGTGTTCTTTGACCTTGATGCAAAGCGGCAGGATAAGGCCGATGCTAAATTTTGCTTTGTGCTTTCCACCATGACGCGGGCCGCATACGAGTCAGAATATGGTGATGATGTTTCGTCATGGCCTACGACCTCCGAAACCAAGATTTTCGACTGGCAAACGCCGGACGTTGTGAACGTGGCGGAATATTACGTTCTGAAACGTGTTCCCCGCACAGTGCATATTTACAAAGCCGTTGACGGTTCAGAGGAGAAATACACAGAAGAAGATTTTGAATCCGATGATGAATTGGCCAGCAGACTTGCGGCAATCGGCACGGTAAAGGTCCGCGAAAAGAAGGTCAAAATTCGCGCGGTTCACAAGTATATCTTATCCGGCGGCGGAATCCTTGAGGACGTTGGCATTATCGCTGGACGTAACATTCCCGTTGTTCCGATGTATGGCAAGCGGTGGTTTGTTGATAACCTAGAACGCAGCATGGGCCATGTTCGGTTGGCTAAGGATTCACAGCGGCTCAAGAACATGCAAATGTCTAAGCTTGCTGAAATCAGCGCAAGCGCTTCGGTGCAAAAGCCTATCTTGCTTGCCGATCAGATAGCGGGCCATGAGACGCTTTGGTCTGAGGATAATGTAAACAACAACCCTTATCTGCTGATAAACCCAATTACTGACATGAACGGCCAGCCGATGCCTTCAGGGCCTATTGCCTACACCAAGCTTCCCGAGGTCGGCCCCGCAATGGCGGCGCTACTGCAAATCACAGATACGGATATGAAAGAGGTTCTCGGCAATCAAGAAGCCGGGGAGCAAATACAGGCAAACGTGAGCGGGAAAGCTGTTGAGCTTATTCAGAACCAGCTTAGCCAGCAGACAGCTATTTACCTGAGCAACATGCGTAAGGCCGTGCAGCGGTGCGGCGAAATCTGGCTTTCAATGGCTAAAGAAATTTATGTTGAAGATGACCGGAAGCTAAAGGTTATCACCAAGCAAGGCGCGGCTAACAGCGTGACGCTCGGAGATAAAGTCGTGAACAAGCAAGGTGAGGTCGTTTCAGAGGGTGACCTAACGCGGGCTGACTTTGATGTGAAGGTATCAGTTGGCCCATCGTCTGAAAGCAAGCGTGCGGCAGCGGTCCGTTCAATGACTGGCCTGATGTCGATCACAGAAGACCCGGAAACCCGCACGGTATTGGGGGCGCTAACAATTGATAATATGGAAGGCGAGGGCATTTCAGAGGTTCAGGAATGGAACCGCAAGAAGCTCGTTAAAATGGGCGTGTATAAGCCTAATGATGACGACAAGAAAGAGGCTGAGGCCGCAGCTTCTAACGCCCAGCCAAGCCCGCAAGACGCATTCCTTGCTGCATCATCTGAAAAAGAGCAGGCGCTTGCCGAGAAGGCAAAGGCTGACACGGCTCTATCCCAAGCAAAAACCGATGGTGAAGTGGCGGATGCCATGAAAACGCTATCAGAGATTGACCGCCAAGAACGCTTAGAGCTTCTCGGAATGGCTAAAGAATTGGACGACAGTAACGCCCAACAGGTTCCCGCACCTCCTGAAAATGGTGTGAGTATTGGCAATCCGCCCGGCCAAATAGGGTGAGTAAGGAAGTAAAATGGACTTAGAAAGCGCAGAAGAAATCATTGAGGAGCCAGTAGTGGAGGAAGCCGATCAGGATGAACCTATTGTTGAGGCCGATGGTGATGACCAAAGCGAAGCGGAAACCGAAACCGATGATGAGGCTGAAACCGTTATAACTTTTGGGGACGATGAACCCCCGAAGGAAAATGACGAGGTTCCGGCCCCTGAATGGGTTAAGGATTTACGCAAGCAGAACCGCGCGCAGGCGGCTAAAATTAAGGAGCTTGAGAAAGCAACGGCAAAAGCTGATGAAACACCCTCGCAACTCAGCGCGAAGCCAACGCTTGAACAAGCCGATTATAACGAGGCCAAATATGCGGAAAGTTTGGAATCTTGGTATGCCGAGAAAGCATCGCACAACAAAGCAAAGGCCGCGAAGGAAGCCGAAGCGGCTGAGCAGGAAAAGGCGTGGCAATCTCGGCTTGGTGAATATGGCAAGGCGAAATCCAAATTTAAGCCTGACACCATTGAGGATGCGGAGGCTGTCGCTCGTGATATGCTTTCCGAAACTCAACAGGGGGTTCTAATCGAAGCCCTTGGGAAGGGTGCGGCAGCGCTACTTGTTGGCCTAGCGGCTAATGAGGCGCGCTTCAAAGCCTTGGCTAGTATCAAGAACCCTATTCGCTTTGTGGCAGAGGCTGCAAGATTGGAGTCCAGCATGAAAACTTCCACCCGACGACCTAAAACCGTTCCCGAAACGCGCGTTACCGGCTCAGGCAGCACGCAAGCCGGGAATAAAACGCTTGAAAAGCTAGAAGCTGAAGCTGACAAAACCGGAGACCGTTCAAAGGTCATCGCGTTTAAGCGCGAGCAGCGGCTGGCGAAAAAATAGGAGGCCAAAATGGCCAATTCATTTACCAAAGAAGAAAAAGTAGCATTCGATGACATGCTTGAAGGGTTCAATGATGAACTCGTCATGTCTGCGCTTGTTAACAACTACAGCCTCGGCGACCAAGAGGCGGAGCGCGGCAGTGATGTTATTTGGCGTCCCGTTCCTTACATTGCCCAGTCTTACACCGGTCTCGATCAGTCGGCAAATTTCGGGGATAGCATCCAGCTTTCGGTGCCTTCGCAAATCGGCACGGTTAAATCTTCCAACTTTACGTTGAATGCTACTGAATTGCGAGACGCTACACAGGCTGACCGCAAGACAACTGCTGCCCGACAAAAGCTGGCCTCAGACATCAACGTGGCGCTTATGACCACAGCGGCCAATGAAGGCACGGTGGTTATTGCCAACGCTGGCGCGGCCACTGGTTACGATGATGTGGCCCTTGCGGACGCGGCATTTAACGAACGCGGCGTGCAAATGTCTGACCGCTATATGGCGCTTTCCTCGCGCGATTATAACGGAATGGCGGGCAATCTTGCGGCACGTTCTGATATGACGGGCAAGCCGACGCGGGCCTATGAGAATTCATATGTTGGCCGCGTGGCTGGCTTTGAAACCCACAAGCTGGACTATGCAAACCGCCTAACTGCGGCGGCAGGAACCACGGTAACGGTTAACGCTGCGGCGGCGGCTGATCGGCATTACACACCTGTTTCAACCACTGCCTCTGCCAACGGCTTCAACCGAACCAATGTTGACAACCGCTACATGAACCTGACTATCGGCGTTGTCGGCGGGACTGTTAAGGTTGGCGATGCCTTCACCATTGCGGGCGTTAACTCGGTTCACATGATTACCAAGGAGGACACTGGCCAGCTTCAGACCTTCCGTATTCATGAGATTGTGAGCGGTGGCGGCGGTGCTGGTGTTGTGAAAATCAGCCCTGCGATTGTTACCAATGACGTGACAACCACGGCGGCTGACGAGCAGTATAAAAATTGCTCGGCAACCCCTGCAAATGGCGCGGCTATCACGTTCTTGAATATTGCCACGGCGGCGGTAAACCCGTTCTGGCGCAAGGATGCTATCGAGTTGCTCCCTTCAAGGCTGATTATGCCAGCGAATAGCGGCATGGACACCATGAGCGGCACAACTGACCAAGGTGTGAGCGTCCTTATGACTCGGCAAGGTGCAATCGGCACGCTGTCGGTCCAATATCGCATCGATGTGTTC